CAGTAAACAGCTAAAGCGTAGCCTTTTTCTGCTTTGCAGAGAGCTACAACTCCAATATTAGCGGTTGTTGTAAGCGTTCCCCACTTTTTAAGCTCATCACGAAATACCTCATAATCTTTTTTTCTTAAACGTCTGTACCAATCACGGTTTTGAAAAGGAAAATTTATTCCATAATTCCTAATAACTTGTCCAGCTAAAGAAGCACAATCAGCAGCTTTATGCTGATCAGGATTAGCCCCCAAACGATAAGGCAATCCCAGCAATAACGCAGTTCTCACTTCGTAGCTATTTGACCAGTAACAGGCAAATGTCCAACCAAGCTACTTGTTAAGAAACGACCAATATTAGCTCCAATAGCATCTATAGATGAACTAAGCATGATCTCAATAGTTGCATTGTCATAACCCATTGAAGTTATTTTCCAAGTATCAGTAGCTAAAGTTGTTTTTACTGAAGAGAAAGTTGCATCAGTCATCTGACAAGTAGAAACTCTTACACTCCAACCTTTATTTACAGCCTCTGAGGCATAACTCATTGATAATTTATTTGCACCAATTGAACCTTCTCTATCATTACTTTCATTCGCCAATACAAGTGCAGATTCAAGGTTATTACCATCTTTACTTCTAGTTGCGCCTTGATAAATAAAAGATAGATAATAAAATGTTGCTCCATTAAAAGTTATACCAGTAGAACTTGGCTCACTATTTTGAAAACGATGCTGAATAGCACCAGCAATATTTCCTGAAGGAGAAACAAATTCAGGATCATAGATTTCTATGAAAATAACTAATGGAACAACACTCATCTAATTCCTATCCTTGATCTAGAAGAACGATTATTTTGTAATGACATCATTGTTGATGTCTCACCCATTGCAGCACCTTTGTTTGCAGCAGCATTAATGATGCCACCTACAGCCGATCTTGGGACATATTCATCACCATTAAAGTTTAATGTTGGCCCTGTGTAATTAACATTAGTTGTTCCACCGCCTCCACCGCCTTGCATTGTAACTCCAAGCTTTCCACTTGCTCCTCTTTTAAGGGGTAAAATCGCTTCCGGGCCAGCCTCCCCGGCAATCCCTAACTGTGATGCACCATACTTAAACATTGTTGGTCGATCTACGACTCCACCTTTTGCATAAGGAACAATGTTGTTGTTAGCCATAACACCACCTTTTGCAAGCTTAAGATTTGGAAAAATCATTCCCATTAAAGGTCGTGTTATGGATTGTCTAATAGCAATCCTTGCCATGTCAGCAATGATTGAACGAGCTAAATCTGAAAAAGCAAGCTTTCCTGTTTGAACAAAATTTAATAAAGTATCTTCCATCTTGGTGAATGCACCAACAATTGCACTATCAATAGATTGAGTTACATCTACGATCTCTTCAGCAAATTTTTGTAAAGGTCCAAGTGACCCATCACCTCCTTCTGAACCAGTATTACCTGGTGTACTTGCACCACTACCAAAGTCAGTTGGACTCCAATTAAAGAATTTGTTTTTAATTGCTTCAAATTCTGAAGAAGCTGATTCAAGATCAATATTAATTCCTAATACTTCTTTGTATTGATTTTTTAAACTATCAATAAAAGCATCTTGTTGTCTTTCTTTAAATTCTCTTTTTGGATCTTTAAAGATAAATGACATACCTCTACCTTTTTCTATTCGTTGTTCCTCGTAAGCAAGTTTTTTAGCATTAGTAAGAAAATCTCTAACTTCTTTATTTGTTTTTCCTTCATCAAATAATTTTTGTTCTGCTTGCCGTTTTAACCGTTGAACGCCAAGCATATCCGTCAATTTTTGAATATCTCTTGCAAATGAAATTATCTGTTGCTTAATTCCACTAAATAATGGAGCAAAGAAACCATGCAAAAGACTAGCTAATTCATTAAATAAACTAACTAAATTTTTACCAAAAACAGCAAAATGAACAAGAGTATTTTTTAACTCATCTTCGTTGTCAAGAACCCATTTTCCCATACCATTTAACCAATTTTGAAATCCTGCTCCTACATTGGCAAACATTCCTCCAAATTTAATCTGAATCATAGACAATGTTAAAGCTAATCTTTGTCCTGCTTTCTCAGGAGATGTAGCTAAAGTTTCAGATATTTTTTCATACTTTTTGAATAAATCTTCAGAGAAAACTATAAAATTATCTAATCTAACTTCACCTTGTTCTAACATCTTATCTAGCTTCTGAGTACTGATACCCATTGCGTTTGCGAAGGTTGTAAAAGCTCCAGGCAATCTTTCACCGATTTGTTGTCTCAATTCTTCAGCACTAACTTTTCCCTTCGAGAATACCTGGCTAGCCGCTATTAAAGCACTATTTAAATCATGCGTTTTACCACCTGTAGCTAATATCGCAGCACCCATACCTTTGAATACTTTAATTGTATCTTCAGTCGTAAATCCTGCTCCAACAACACTTGCTTTTAATCTTGTAAATTGTTTAATTGCATCTCCTTGAGGTATTAAAAATTTCTGAGATATTTCTGTCATTCCTTGCATACTTTTTACATAATCAGCTTGATCAGTACTAATACCAGCCAATGCAATCTGCATGCTTCTAAATGTTGCAACATTTTCAGCAACACCTCCAGCAAATTGTTGAAATTGTTCTCCAGCGATACCAAGAGCAGTACCAACAGCAACGCCACCTAACGCACCACCCGGCCCACCTAGCATTGCTCCTATACCTCCACCTATTAACGTACTTGCACCAGCAATTGGTCCACTAAATATTCCAGCACTAGTTGAAGCACCAACAACAGTCGCAGCAGAACGACTTAAACCTCTTAATTTTCTCCCAAAACCGCCACTAACAGCAGTAGCTTTATTCATTTTTCCTGTAAGCCTTTCTATTTCTCTACTAAACTCTCTAAATTCTCTACTAGTTATGTCAGCTTGATTTCTTAATCCTTCAAAAACAGCTATTTGACTACGAAAAGAATTAACACTATTAGCACCAGTTCGTCCAAGTTTTTTAAATTCATCTCCAATACGTCTAAGCCCTTTGGCAGTAGCAACGCTTTGACTAACATCACGATTGAAATTTCTTAATCTTCCTCCTAAACGATCAAACGCCGCTTCAACACTTTTATTTCCATCAGCTTTAAACCCAACAAGAATATCGCCAATTTTATTTGCCATTTTAAGAATCTTTCTTATTTAGAAAAGACATCGCAGCGGCTTCCATAACTTGTAAGCCCTCCAATGTATTTCTTTTATCCTCTACATCATATACGTCAAATAATCCTCCAGCCAGAATAAAGGCTTCATATCTAAACCCAATCAATCCAGACATACCTACATTCCATTGAGTTTGACCTCTCATGAACATCTGAACTGCATCCCAATTTTCTTGGTATACAACAAAATCTTCATCTATCTTTGATTTACTTGGTGGCAATTCAATACCAAAAATCTTTGCATCTTCATGGGCTTGCAAACTTGTGTCTTCGCCTCCTTCTGCCCAGTATTGAACTGCCTCTTTTAGTTTTTTAACTTACTTTCTTCTAAAGCTTTGCCATATGTATCTAGAACAGCACTAGTCCAAAAAGGATCTTCTAATAATGCTTTTAAATTATTAACTGTATATTTTACAGGTGTTCCATCTTCTTCTTCTAATTGCTCCCAACCTTTAAGAATTTTTTTTAACGATTCCAACTCGTCATTTGTTTCTCCAAGTTTTGCGTATTCAGTTCTTGTTAATCTTGCAAAAATAGCGACAAATTTATTTTCTGCATATTCGCCAGCATTTTCTTCGCTAGGCTCTCTTACCACAACGGGCCATTTAAAATGCTTATTCTTTTTACGTACAAAAGCCATTGATTACAAAAGTAAGTCTTTTAAGCTTAGTGCATATAAGAACAGTCGCAAATATGTTTTTTACGTCTTTTTACGACTTTACCTATATATCAATGAAAACTCGTCATTTCCACTAGTTGAAGGTACTGCTGTAAAAGGTATCTCAGCCATAACAATTCCATTTGTCTCACTATACGAAACGTCACCTATATCTATATTTGAAGAAGCAAACTGAACAATATTTCCGGCAACAGTGCCATGAGTCAAAGTTAAGTTACCCAAGGTTGTATCAAGTAGAGCAGCAGCAAAATAATCTTTGGTTGCCATTTTAACAGCTTCCAAAGTCACAGTACCGCTAGTCGCACGATTGATTAAATGCACTTCTTTTGTTCCCCCCACAAGTTCCATATATTCAGTTTCTATTCCTGCATCTAAAGACAAAGATTGCATCGCCCCTGAATAAGAAAGCAATTGGAACCCAGAAGTATTTCCATTCTTTATAACCAATGGAGTGTTTTGCTGCCCATAAGTAATTGTTGGAAGTGCAACGTCAGTTGGAGGAATATAAATGCCAGTAAATGTAAAATTTAATTTGGGCAAATCACCTACTTCAGTTTCAAGAACAAAATTTCCTCGACACCCAGTCGTCTTATGTAAAACACCATCTATGTTGTAATAAATAGTTGCTGACTCAAAAGATCCAGAAACAGGTGCGTAAGTAACACTTGTGTTGGCAGCAATTGTCTCGCTAAAACCACACGCACGTAAGGCTTTTCCCACTCTAGGAGCCGTCCCTGCTGCTCCAGAACCTGACCATTCCACGCTGAAACTACATTCAACTTTTGTGTTAGCTAAAAGCTGACGAGATGCTCCTAGAAAGGGTCTAATTAAATCTCTAGAAACAAGATCACTAGACTGTGGAACTATTGAAAGATCACTTACTTGTAGAGCGTCTGCCCCTGTTGGTGTTGGATCTGTTCCGTAACTGCTTTCCAGTTCCAGCAGAATTACTCTTTTTCTGTCCAGAAGTGCCATTTACTGTTTCCT